TAAAGACGCAAAAGGAAATCATCATATATTGCTCGATGTTTTTCAGGCGAAATTACAGAGTAATTATGAAACTCAACGGCATGTCACGCAGGAAACAGATGATGATCTTTCCGTGATGTATATTATGCAAATCATGCTTTACCGTAAACATGGCTCAAATACGATTCAGGCATTGCAAGCCCCTTTTAAAAAGATGTATACACTGGGTGAATTTGTCTCAGGTAAAGCCTGTTCAGATAAAAAACGGGAGAATGCGTGTTATTTTGAAAGCACGATTGAAACAAAACCTGTCAGCGACGGAGATAATACCGTTGAGTTAAAGATCTCTGTGCCGGAAAGACCTTTTATTGCTAAAGAATATCCAATTGGGCACGAAAAAGATCCGTTTGAGAAAGATTTGATTGAAACACAAATTCAAAATAGGCTTTCTAAAAGAACTTTCCCAACTCAAGGAGGAGCAAGTTTATGTGGGCCTGCTGCGTTTTTCTATTGTTTGCAGATGGACAGACCTGATATTTATGAGCAAGCCGCTCGTGAATTATGGAAGTATGGCAGAACTAAAATTGGGAAATTAGAAATTAATCCGGGTGATGGTTGTCGGCACCCTAAAGGTTCTTTTTATGGTGATTACGAAATATCAGGTTTAGATTGGATAACATTAGCCAGTTTAAGAGATTCAGAAAATATAATTTTTAGCTATGATGAAGTAAATTCACCCGCAGCGGGGATTACTATGTGGGGGATATTGTCAGAATGGTTTGAAAAAGCAGGGTATGAAAAAGTTTTTGATAATACTGGCTTATCTCATTGCAATATGGATGGTTTTATTACACTTAATAATTACGCATCAAAAGGATATAAAGTAGTAACCTTGATATCTGATACCATGTTAACTAGGGGAAGAGATGATGGTATGTCATATAAAAGTCATTGGGTTGTATGGAAAGATGCTGTGGAAAAAGTTAATGAAAACATTGAACTAAATTTGTTTTCATGGGGAGATGTTTATAAACAAGTAAGAAAAAATACTACGGTTGATTTATTTTTAAATCAACTATTCGGAGGATTGGTTTTTAAGCCAATGAAATGATATGTATAAATATGCTTTTATTTTTTCTGTTTTTTTTCTTACAGCTTGTGGTAATAAAGTGTCCTTTTTACCTGAAGGAGACTATTTGAATGATGCTCAAATAGGGAAACCATATTATAGTGTTGTAGATATACACGGAGGTCGTGTTATAAAGCCAAATAATAGCATGATCCCGGATAATCTTGGATTATATATTCAACAGTGTGAGCTACCTGAAGATATAATAACGGAAGATACGGTTTCAACAAAGGATTTTAATTGTTTTATAGTAAAAGGTATCCCTATCAAGGCTGGTAATTTGAAAGTCAATGTATCAGGGGCAGTCTATGGGAATATGTTTAAATCCCCCACTAAATTTAATAAAACCTATAGCATAAGAATAAAAGAATAATCTGCATTAAAGAATGGCGATTCAATCCGCCATTCTTACCTTTGCTGCTATTTTGTGTGTTCGCTCTAAGAAAATAGCAGGCTTTATTATTGTTTTCTATGGTGTTAGAAATTATTCATTGAAAAAATAAATTAACCACAACACACCATGAAAAAACTGCTCGAATTACGCCAACAGAAAGCCGATTTAACCCAACAAATGCGTTCGTTGCTGACCAAAGCCGAAACTGCAAAGCGCTCACTCACCGAAGATGAAGCCAAACAGTTCGACGAACTGCGCAGCCAGTCCGACGCCCTGAACACAGAAATTGCCCGTTATGAGGCGCTGTCTGATGAAGAACGCAGTCAGGCAGGTAAAACCCAGCCAACCAGTGACACCCTCAGCAATGACGAACTGCGCCATTATCTTCTGACCGGAGAAACCCGCGCCTTGTCTACGGGCGTCCCGTCAGACGGTGGCTATACCGTTATCCCCGAACTGCATAAGCAGATCATGCAGCAATTGGCTGATGAATCGGTCATGCGTCGGATCTGTACCATCAAGACCACTCGCAGCAACGAATATAAACAACTTGTTTCGGTGGGTGGCGCAGCCGTCGCACACGGCGCAGAAGGTCAGGCACGCGGTGAAACCACGACGCCGAAAATGGAAGAAGTCAGCATTAAGCTGTTCCCGATTTACGCTTACCCCAAAACCACCCAAGAAATCATCGACTTTAGCGATGTGGATATCTTGGGCTGGCTGACCGCCGAGATTGCAGATACGTTCGTCGATACCGAAGAAACCGACCTTGTGAGTGGTGACGGCCGCAAGAAAGCGAAAGGCTTCCTGTCTTATCCCCGTGATCCCCAAGCCGATAAGGTACGCGCTTTCGGCACACTGCAAAAGCTGGAAGTCAGCACTCTTGAGGCCGATAGCCTGATTGACCTGAAATTCCTGCTCAGGAACAAATACCGCAAGAACGCCGTGTGGGTGATGAACTCCACGACCGCCGCCAAAGTACAAAAGCTGAAAAACGGCAATGACGATTATATCTGGCGCGAGCGTTTACAGGCGGGTGACCCTGATATGTTATTGGGCTTGCCTGTCCATTATCTCGAATTTATGCCGGAAGGGGTGATCGGTCTGGGTGACTTCAAACGCGGTTATTTCATTGTTGACCATCAAACGGGCACCCGTACCCGTCCCGACAATATCACCGAGCCGGGATTTTATAAGGTTTGTACAGATAAATATCTGGGCGGCGGCTTGGTTGACTCCAATGCAATCAAGGTGCTGGAAGTGAAAGCAGCCAGCAAATAAGTGAGAGGGGCACAGCGCCCCTTTTTTGTCTTGGAGTCTCTCAAATGAATGATATTGAATTAAGAACGGCTGACTTTTCACTTAATGAGAAAAAGATCACCGGTTATGCCGTGCGTTGGATGGATAATTCACAATTGCTGTTTGGTGAATTTATTGAACGTTTCGATAAAAGCGCCTTTGCAACCTGTTTAAAAAATGACGCTGATATTCGTTTCTTGTGGGAACACGAACATGCTTCTCTATTGGGTAGAACGTCATCTAAAACCCTGACCGTGAGTGAAGATGATACGGGTTTACGCTTTGAATTGTTATTACCAGATACTCAATTAGGACGTGACGCACTCACCATGATTGATCGGGGCGATATTGAAGGTGTTAGTTTCGGCTTTCGTGCCATTAAAGATCAATGGGATGTGGGTCAAGACCCCTATGTCAGAACCGTCTTAGAGGCAGAGTTACGGGAAATCAGTCTGACCAGTATTCCGGCCTATCCGACAAGCAGCGTGGAGATTGCCAAGCGTTCCCTGAATGCCGCCAAACCTTATGATGCCGATTTGCGTCATTACTGGCTGCAACTGTCCGAGGTGTGATTATGTGGCCTTTTAAGCGAAAATCGCCTGAGACGCGCAGCATAAGCATTGATGAGTTTCTTTCTCTGGCGGGCATGGCTAACACCAAATCAGGTGAACATGTTTCCCCGTCCACGGCGGAGGGTTTACCTGCGGTGATGAATGCGGTCACGGTGATCAGTGAAGCCGTCGCCACCATGCCTTGCTACCTCTATCGGGTGCAGCACCAGAACAGTAAAGAGTCCCGCGAGTGGCTTAGTGATCACCCTGTGGATTATTTGCTGAATGAATGCCCGAATGACTGCCAGACGCCGTTTCAGTTCAAGCGCACCCTGATGCGTCATTGTTTGCTGAATGGCAATGCCTATGCGGTCATAGTCTGGGGAAAAGATGGTCAGCCACAATCGCTACACCCTTACCCGCCGTCAGCGGTGGTGGCGCAGCGATTATCCGATCACCGGTTCGCGTACACCATCACAGAACCGTACAGCGGCAAGGTCAAAACCTACCTGCAAGAAGAAGTGTTGCATTTGCGCTATGCCACCGAAGACGGCTTTCTGGGGCGCTCACCTGTCACCATTTGCCGTGAAACGCTGGGCTTGGGGCTGGCACAACAGCGCCATGGTGCCAGCATCATGAAAGACGGCATGATGGCGGCGGGCGTGATTAAGTCCACTGACTGGCTGGATGGGGTCAAGGGCAATAAGGCACTGGAAGCCCTCGAACGTTACAAGGGTGCCCGCAATGCCGGGAAAACGCCCATTCTTGAAGGCGGGATGGACTACCAGCAATTAGGGATGAGCAATCAGGATGCGGAATGGCTGGCGTCCCGTCGTTTCACGATTGACGATATCGCCCGCATGTTCAACGTCAGCCCGATCTTCCTGCAAGAATATTCGAACAGCACTTACAGCAACTTTAGTGAAGCGTCCCGCGCTTTTCTGACCATCACCATGCGCCCGTGGCTGGCTAACTTTGAGCAACAAATCAAATCGGCCTTGCTGCTGACATCACCAACAAAAGGCATTCGCTATCAGGTTGAATTTGATACTGCTGACCTGCTGCGTGCCAATCCCAAAGAACGTTTTCAGAGTTATGAGACGGCGATTAAATCCGGTGTGATGTGCCCGAATGAAGCCCGTGAACGCGAGGGATTATCCCCCCGTGAGGGCGGCGATGAATTCAGTCAGGCATGGAAGCAAACAGTGGAAATCAAGCAACAACCGGAGGGCAAGGAATGAAAGCGGGCAGATTACGGCATCGGGTGATGATTCAAAAAAATGAACCGACCCGCAGTGAATACGGCTCCGTGATTAACCATTGGGTGGACGTTGCCACCGTCTGGGCAGAAGTGAACGCGATTGGCGGACGGGAATTGGTGGCTTCTGGTGCGGTACTTTCCGAAGCCACGGTACGTATCTGGCTGCGCTACCGTGATGACATCACCACCACACACCGGATTGTCTATCAGGGAGCCAGTACCCACGGTAAGACCTTTGCCATCGTTGCGGTTATCCCTGATGCAAAACACACCCGCTTAGAACTGCTTTGCAAGGGAGGCGTGAAATATGCCTGATATCGAAATCCCCCTGAGTGAAATCAAACAGCATTGCAGGCTGGAAGAAAGTGACACCCTTGATGATGCCTTATTGATGGGCTATGCCGAAGCCGCGTTGGAAGTCTGCCAGCAACATATCGGCAAACGGTTTGATAAGGGATTGATATTTACCCCTGCAATCAAAGTGGGCTGTCTGCTTTATATCGGCTTGCTGTATGAGAATAGAGAAATGGCAACAGAGGCGGATCTTAAAGAGGTGCCTTTCACCATTAAATCATTGTGGTCTGTCTATCGTGATGTGGGAGTCTACTAAATGCCGTGGCAACCGTTAAGGCGCTGTCATTATCCGGGCTGTAATCAGCGGGTGAAGTCAGGACGCTGTGAGCAGCACAGACGAGAAATCAGCCGACAA